GAAGAAGGTACAACAGCTGATGTAGCCGCGTCAGGAAATGTACAGATAGATGGAAACTTAACTGTATCTGGAACAACAACATCTGTTAATACAACAAATTTAGAAATTCAAGACGCACTGATTGAATTAAACAAAAATAATTCAGGTGGTTCAGACGTAGACGCAGGCATATATGTTCAACGTGGATCTGCTGGTAACAATGCCGCTTTTTATTGGAACGAAGGCGACGATAAATTTAAAGCAGTGCTCACAACATCGGCTGCTGATGCCACAAGCATCACAGATTCATCTGCCGCAACTATTGTTGCTAATCTACAAGGAGATGTAACAGGTAATGCTGACACAGCCACAGAAGCAACTAATGTAACGGTATCAGCAAACAATACTGCCAATGAAAGTGTATTCATATGTTTTGTTGATGGAGCCACAGGCACACAAGGAGTTGAGACAGATACAGATTTAACTTATAATCCATCGACAAATGTTATTGCGTCAACTGCCTCAGCCGCACAATATTCTGACTTAGCAGAATTGTACTCAGCTGATAATCAATACGAGCCTGGCACAGTTGTTTCATTTGGTGGCGATAAAGAAATTACAAAAACTAGTCAGTCACATGATTCTAAAGTAGCTGGAGTTGTGTCTACAGCGCCTGCTTATCTAATGAATAGTAAATTAGAAAACGGTACTGCACTTGCTCTTCATGGACGTGTTCCATGTAAAGTTGTTGGAACAATTAATAAAGGAGATTTAATTGTTTCTTCCGATACGCCTGGAGTGGCACAATCTATTAATTCTTCTTCTTATACACCAGGATGTGTAATAGGAAAAGCTCTTGAAGCATACGATTCTGAAACTGTTGGCACTATTGAAGTAGTGGTTGGCCGACTCTAAACAATTAAATCTAATATTGTTTGTAACTTAGTTTTGATAGTTTTATTCTGTAGTGTTTTTCTTACTCCATCATGTAAAGGCAGTGGCCAACAATTAATTGACACCCAAGCATATCCTGAGTGTTCCCCATTTAATTTGGGCATAAATTCTTGTTCTACTACACATACAAACGTATGAAACTTAAATCTGGTGTCTTTGCTTACAAAAAGTTCTAAAGGAATTGTTTTTTGTATAGTTGGTTGATGTCCAACCTCTTCGATTATTTCTCTTTGAAGTCCTTGCCAAGGGGTCTCAGACTCAACTGATTTACCACCTACCATGCCCCATGTGCCTTTTTGTTTAATAGATCGATTTAAAAATAAAAACCTCTTTGTTGACTTGGCGTAAAATAGACAACCGCTAGCTGTGATTTGACTCATTGTGTAATATTTTATACTTTAAAATTGTACAGACCAAGTACCTGGCGCATAAAAACCTTCATAAGATTTGACCCAAAATCCTTGATCCGGTAACCATTTAAATTGTATACCAGTAGTTTGATTAGTTACGTATTGTGTTTCAAGATATGAAGAAGAATCAGAAAAAAGTGTGTTTTGATCTGAATCAAACACTCTGTCCCAATTGCCATCCGCATTTTTTTGAATGATGTCGTTGGCTGAAGCAATTGTGGTGCCCCATGCTTCCGCAAAATTAGGCACAGTATCAGCCGAAGGATCACCATCATTGTCAGATGCTCGTATGTCAGTCTCAGAAGCTGTTTTGCCATCTGTGTTTATTTTATTACCAATGTCTTCAGTGATAAGATATCTAGTACCAACTGCCGCCCCAGCTGGATTGAATGTAAGGGGATTAATAACAGCATCAACAGAATTCAGGGTATTCGTTGGGATTGAATCTTCATCAATATCAACCAATAATGTAAATTGATCTTGTGGATCTATACTTACTGTTCCAGTTACATTAACAATGATATCGTCACCGTTGATGTTGGTGGTTGATTGTTGAAGTTGTATGGTTGAAATACCGTTTGTAATTGTTTTGTTATACAAAGATTCAAATCTAAGCCAATTAATTTTGTTTCCAAATTGACTTTGAGATTGAAACACTCTATTTTCTATATTGTTTACATGTGTAGAGTTATTTTTTCTTTGTTCACCTAATAATGTAATTCTATTACCTAGTACTAATACAGCATAGTTGCCAGGAGTGACAATTTTGCGTGTTAACAAGTCCGTACCTAATATTCCATCAAGGTCAACTTTTCCTGCTTCTTCATCATAGATACTCATAACAATTTTTTCGATCACGCCAAGTTTTTTAAGTTTTGCTGGCGGAGATATAAAAATAGGAGTTCGAAAAGATAAAGTAGCCACATCAATTTCATCAGCAATACCTTGTGGAATTGCTCGTGATGTAAAAGTAACATTTGTTAATTCAACAAAAGATAAAGATGTCCAATCCAGATAGTTGTCTGTTGTTTGAAGTTCCAGTGCTGGATTGAACAACACTAAAATTTGTTCAAGTATCTGGAGTTTTTGGTCTGTGTTGGTTGTAAAAATATCCGCATTGAAAGTTAATTCAAATGGTGTTGGCATTATTCTTTCAATAGTATGTGATTGTCCAGGCGAGCCCGTGTAGGCGTTGGCAGTCGGATCAAATTCACGTTCTCGTATGTGCTTTTTGTCTACATGATATGGATTATACATTCTATCTCTATCATAAGCCATGTTTGTAATGTAGCATGAAATTTGTGGCGCAGTAATCAATGTGTTTTCAGAACCTTTTTTAAGAATTTGTGCCACCTGTCTACTCATATCCCCATACTTGACTGGCACCTGTAGTGTTTCTGATTCGCCTTTAGAATTTTTGCCTGTGATATATGAAAAATTACTCATCATGCGAATGAATTGTAAAATGTATCTTCTTATCTGTGCGTCATAAAAATGTTGCATTAGTTGTCAGCCTTTGGTTTAAGTAATTTGCTAAGTGCTACTCTTTGATCAGTTGTAGATGATCCGTCTGCTAAAGTAGTTGTCTTAGTATTGTTTATGAATCCTGTTTTTTGTGTTTCTCTTGTGTCAGTATTGGTCATTGTTTGTCTTACATTATCTTCTATTTTAACAAATCTTCTACCATCAAATCTAAACAATCTATTTGGTGAAAAGTCTGTCCTTAATACAAACATTCCTTCAACAGGCTCCTTAGGAAATTTTGTAGACGCAGTAAAAGTCTCGCCGTTGGCAGGGATACCATCTCCTGTGAGATATCCTTCAATATAACCATTGGTCTCAGGGTTGCCAAAGACTTTGTCAACATTAAGATGTCCTGTGTCTGTGGTAACATCATCGTCTACTGTGACTAACGCTACCCGTCCTTCTTCTTCTGTTGGCATGACATACAATTGTTTTGTATTATAACCAGATTGAGGAGCATCCTGTTCTGCCTGGTCAATAACTGCTTTGTTAATTTCCAAGTCTTTGTCTCTAGTTTTTTGTGCGGTGTTTTCATCTTTGTTGCCTAGTATATCACGGAATTCTTGTGCGTCTGTTATGCCTTTTACACGGACTCTGTACAGATGTGGCCACCATGTTCTTGAAAATCCTTCCGCCGCTCTATTGACATCTTCTACTACATAATATCTTTTAAGAGTGTCAGAGTCAGATGTATCTAAACTATTATCATCTTTAAGATGTGGAAGTTCAATAACATCACCGGCCATAATTTTCCTACCAAGTGCTTCTACTATATCTCGGATATGAAAAGTCATAAACAATTGATCATTCTGTAAGAACAAACCAAACTGTGATAGATCAAAATCAATATCAGATACGTTGTATATTACTCTAGTATGATAGACATCTGGATCATACTTGCGATCTCTGTTTTCTAAAAATAATAGGTCTTGAATGGCCAATTCATTCAAAGAATCTCCTGTCCTTTGTGGCTGGGTGGCATCATTTAATTCACCTTGAACATTAGGAGCAATGTATTTGTGTATGTAGGCGTCTGTACCACCAATTTGAAACATTTCACCTATGTTGCGATCAGTGAAGGTAAAATCGTTTCCTTTTTCAGGTTTGAATAATGATAGTCTTGGCATTTTACATATTTATGGTGCTATAAATACACTTATGCCAGACACAGGACTTTCTTCTACTACAGACGCTCAAATTAATGCCGCTAAACAGGAAATTTTTGATTATGTAAGATTACGACTTGGTGACGGAATGATTGAAGTAGAACTTGATCCAGCACACTATGAAATGGCATTCAAGACAGCTGTTGACAAATTCCGTCAGCGTTCGTCTAATTCGGTAGAAGAATCATATGGTTTTCTTGAACTAAGAGAAAATCAAACACAATACACTTTGCCAGCAGAAGTAATTAATGTTACAAGAATTTACAGACGTACAGTTGGAGGTGCTTCTGGATCCGAAGGAGGTTCAGCATTTGATCCATTTGAATTAGCATATACAAATGTTTATTTGTTACAGACAGGTAGAATTGGTGGACTTGCCACTTATAATATGTTCGCTGGATATCAAGAATTAGTTGCTAGAATGTTTGGTGGATTTATTAATTTTAAGTTTGATCAACCAACAAGAAGGCTTACTATTTTTAGACGACAGCGATCAAAGGAAATAGTTCTTATAGAACAGTACAACCATCGTCCGGACTTTATATTACTATCCGACATCCATGCCAAACCATGGATTAGAGAATACACACTTGCTGTATCTAAGTTTACACTAGGTGAAGCTCGATCTAAATTTTCAATTATAGCAGGCCCGCAAGGTGGTGGTTCACTTAATGGTGATGCACTCAAAAGCGAAGCAATGAATGAAATGGAAAAACTAGAACAAGAAATCGGAAACTATGCTGAAGGTGGAACTCCTTTGTCCTTTACAATAGGATAATTTTTCTATATAATAATTTAATGATCATAGGCATATGTGGACTGATTGGTTCAGGCAAAGGCACAGTTGCTGACTATCTTATTGATCAACACAACTTTAAAAAAATCTCATTTGCGGACAAACTTAAGGATGCAGTCGCAGAAATGTTCGAATGGCCAAGACAAATGGTTGAGGGAATCACACCACAATCCAGAGATTGGAGAGAAAGGCCAGATGCTTTTTGGAGTTCTGAAATGGGGGAAGATATAACCCCAAGACATGTTCTACAAGTATTTGGTACTGAATGTATGCGACATGGATTTTTCGACGGAGTGTGGGTGAGTCTTGTAAAGAAAAAAATCCAAGAAAACCCACACACAAATTGGGTGTTACCTGACACAAGGTTCCCGAATGAAGTCAATATGATTAAATCAATTGGAGGAGCAGTGTGGTGCGTTAAACGTGGCGAAAATCCTTTTTGGTTCGATCAATATCTATCCAAAAGAATAGAACCAAAAGATGTTCATCCATCTGAATGGGCATGGGCACACAGCGACTTTAATGTTGTTATCGAAAACAATTCATCGCTATCTGA